GGGGAGGGTTTAACAATTGTAATTCCATTATATTAGCGGCTGCCCCATCGACGGGAAAGACAGAAATGGCATTAAATATTGGTGCTATGTCCGCTATAAACAATAATAAAAATACATTCATTTATTCTCTTGAAATGGATAAAGAAAGTTTGATCGAAAGGTTACTTACATCTTTAGCTAAAATAGATAGCTATAAGCTTGACTTGGGGGTATTAACAAATCAAGATGTTGAGCGGCTAAAAATGGCGGCTAATCAAATTAAGAATAGTCCTTTATTTTTTGATGACAATCTGTCTGGAGATATTTTTGATATTATTGCGAGTATAAGAAAGACACATCAAAAATATGGTTTAGATTTTGTTATTATAGATTACCTTCAGTTAATAAATAATCCAGCAGAAAAAAGTAATCAGAATAACATGGTTGCCTCTGTATCACGAATATTAAAAAAAGAGGCGGTTAGCTTGGGGATACCAATACTTTTATTATCTCAGTTATCAAGGGCACATTTAAGGGAAGGTAGGGAACCCGCACTGCATGATTTAAGGGATAGTGGAGCTATTGAGCAAGATGCAGATATTGTTATCCTCCTTCATGCTTCTTCAAAAGAAAGAAAAAATAGTGAAAAAACAAAAACTAAATGCATGATAGCCAAACAAAGAAACGGAGCACTTGGTGACATATTCTTAATAAATAAAAAGCCAATACAAGTATTTGAGGAAATATCACAAGTTGAATTTGAGAAGCAAGGAAACACAAAAGAAACAAAAGTAAAAAACAATAATGAAGATGATGATTTGCCTTTCTAGGGGGTACAATATATGAAATTCTGCTATGTTAATTATTATGAAGATGTGCAAGATATTGTTATGATGTCGAGCAAAAATAATGGGATTGCTTACCCGTCGGATAATTTAAAATTTTATTTTAAAACTATTGAGAATTTGGGGTTCTTTATAGAAAGAAATTATGCCGAAAAGCATGTAGAATACAAACAAATAATTCCTTGCTTTATTATAAGTGACCCTAAAAATAAAACATTTTTGCTATATCAAAGAAGACAAAAGCACACAGAATCACGGTTAGCAGGAATGTGGACACCAGTTTTTGGCGGTCATATTGACCCAAATGATTCTTCATTATTGTCAAATACCTTATTAAAGGATATTCCTGTACAGTGTGAAGCTGCTTTATTAAGGGAAGCTAGGGAAGAAACTGGGTTAGATTTGTTTAAGGTTGACAAAATTAACTTTGGTGGCTTTATTTATGATCAGCATAATGATGTGGGTAGAGTTCATTTAGGTGTGCTATTTGAGGTTCAAACAACTATAACCGAAAAATTAATTAATCAAATAAAAAGCCTTCCAGAAATTAATGAAGTTACCCCTATTGAATTCTCTAATATTCGGGATATGCTGGAATCAGATAGAGATCTAGAAGGGTGGGCAATTATAGCATTAAAAGATTTAGATGACCCATTAAGAAAGTTCATATAATGGCTGTTTGGAAAGATTTTGAACGTGAATTAGCAAAATGGTTTTCGTCAAAAAGAAACATTGGAAGCGGTAAGATAAACAGTACAGATAGTGGAAAACCACGTCCTGGTGATGTTATTATGCCAGTTAAGTATAAAACATTGATAGAAGCTAAGACAAGGAAAAAATTTCCTAAATCTGGAATTTACCATCGTGCCCTGCAAACACTAGAAGACGCAAAAGCAGAAAATATGCAAAATTTTTTTCACTATGAGCGAAAAAATGGGAGCAAACAAATATATATTCTTGCAACAAATCAAGAATGGATGAAAAAAATAACAAATTTTATAAGAAAAGAATTAGATAAAGAATACGAGGAGTAGCCTATGGAAATATCTTCACAAATCCTCTCTGATATGATTGTATATATGAAATATGCACGCTATCTGCCTGAAAAGAATAGGAGGGAGATATGGGCAGAAATTATATCACGTAATAAGGATATGCACTTAAAAAAATTTCCTTTTTTAAAGGATGAAATAGAGGAAGCATATACTTTTGTTTATAATAAAGAGGTTCTTCCATCAATGCGTAGTTTGCAGTTTGGTGGTAAACCAATAATATTAAACCCGGCAAGAATAAATAACTGCTCTTATCTTCCTATTGATTCTTGGGAGGCATTTCATGAAACAATATTCTTGCTGTTAGGGGGTAGTGGTGTTGGCTATTCTGTACAGCCACATCATGTGGCACAATTACCCAGTATTAAACAGGAAACTAAAAAGAGATCCAGACGATATTTAGTGGGTGACTCAATTTGTGGGTGGTCAGACGCCATAAAGGTTTTAATGAAGTCTTATTTTTTTGGTGGTGCACAAATTAATTTTGATTTTTCTGATATACGAAACAAAGGGGATCACCTTATAACGAGTGGTGGAAAAGCCCCAGGTCCACAGCCGTTAAAAGAATGTATTGTTAAAGTTACGGGTATACTAGAAGAAGCTAAAGTAACTACGGGGAGATTGTCACCGATACAATGTCATGATATTTTATGCCATTTAGCAGATGCTGTTTTATCCGGCGGAATAAGGAGAGCTGCTTTAATTTCTTTCTTTTCTATCAATGATGAAGAAATGCTATCGGCAAAAACAGGTAATTGGTGGGAATTAAATCCGCAGAGGGGTAGAGCAAACAATTCTGTTGTTTTAGTTAGGTCAAGAATTAAGAAAGAAGATTTTGTTAAAGTTTTTACTTACGCGCAAAATGCTGGGTCTGGCGAACCGGGGATATATTTTACTAATGATAAAGATGTGCTGTCAAATCCATGTGGGGAAATTTCTCTTAAACCATATTCATTTTGTAATCTTACTGAAATTAATGCTTCAACAATAAGGTCACAGGAAGATCTAAATAAAAGGGCAAAAGCAGCATCCTTTATAGGGACACTTCAAGCGTCATATACAGATTTTCATTATCTAAGAAGTATTTGGAAAGAAAGAACTGAAAAAGATGCACTTATTGGAGTATCTTTTACAGGGATAGCCTCAAATAAATTGGAGAAATTAGATTTAAAGGAGGCAGCTAAAGTAGTCCTTGATGAGAACGCACGGGTAGCAGACCTTATTGGCATAAATCATGCAAAGAGAACTACTACAGTAAAGCCAGCCGGGACATCAAGCATTGTTCTTGGGTCATCCTCTGGGATACATGATTGGTTTGCTAAATATTATATACGCAGAATACGTCTTAATAAAGAGGAAGCAGTTTATAGGTATCTATTAAAGAATAACCCTGAGCTTATTGAGGACGATTATTTTAGCCCGCATACAACAGCAATACTATCAGTTCCGCAGAAAGCCCCAACGGGGGCAATAATAAGACAGGATGAGAATGCACAAAATATTTCGGGATTAATCTCTCTTTTGGAACGAATATCTAAATATTATAATGAATGGGTAACTCCTGGGCATCGTAGCGGGCCAAATATCAATAATGTGTCTGCAACAGTAACCATTCGTGACCCTTTTCTATGCGATGAAACCAGTGAAGTAATTGATGAATGGGAAATAGTTAGGGAATGGTTGTGGAAAAATAGAAAAAATTTTAATGGGATAAGTGTTTTGCCATATAATGGTGGAACTTATAGGCAACAGCCTTTTGAAGCCTGCTCTGAATATATGTACAATAAGCTGATGAAATCATTGACAGAAGTGGACTTTAAAAAGATAAAGGAAAGTGAAGATAATACAGTAAGACAAGGTGAGATTGCGTGCAGCGGTGGGCAATGTGAAATAATTTAAGGGATCGGTATGTGTAGCTTAGACAAAGTAGCAATAATCTATAACGAAATACTTCAAGAAGACACACAAATCTTGGAGTACTTATATTCTAGGGGGTTGCTATTAAAAACAATAAATTATTTTACATTAGGTGCGGCAGGTAATTTAAAGAAGCTACAGAAGAAACTGTATGAAAACAATCTAGACGGTGAAGAATTAAATATAATAAAAAACAATAAAGAATACTTTTTTTGTGGTGCAACTATACCATTGGTTAATATGGGAAACCAAACTGTAAATATTTCAGCCAGAACATTGTTTGCAAAAGCAAAGTATATTAATTTGCCTAAAATTCCTATAAGTACACTATTTGCCGCAGATAAGATACAAAATCGTTATGCCTATAGGCCAGTGTTACACTCAAATGATTATGCATTTATATGTGAAGGACAATTTGACACAATTATAATGCACCAGAGGGGGCTGTTTACATTAGGGATTTTGGGTGTTAATAACATAACATTGGATATGATTTATCAATTAAATTTGTTTGATCATATTATTTTATTGCTTGATAATGATTCTCCTGGAGAAAAAGCAACAAAAGTATTAGGCGGTTACATAAGACATTATTGCCCAGATGTACACCTATACAAAGCCAAATTACCAAACAGGTATAATGATATAACCGACTACTTTAAAAATGGTGGGCAAGTAAAAGATATTATAAAATCAATTGAAAAATACTGCCCCCCAAAAAACCAAATGAGAAAGAAAAAAGTAATACAAAAAGAAGCTACAAGGTGTAAGTTTATTGAATCCCTTACAAATGATATAAGCATATATGATTACTTAAAGTATACTTTCCCAAATATGGAATTCGTTGAACACGAGAATAGGGTTAAATTAAAGTGCCCACTACCTAACCATAATGATACTGTAGGATCTTTTACGATCTACCTGGATTCAAATACATATTATTGTTTTGGTTGTGGCAGTAGCAGAACACTAACAGATTTAGTAAAAGGGATGAATGATTACAGGGGTGATGAGGCAGTAGCAACAATACTGAAATGGAGATCAATACATGAAGGTTCTTCAGCTATCTAGAAATATTGACATGGGGGAGTTGCATATGAAACGATACGTTCCGTATGTGATGGCAGACCCTATAGCACAAAGCATTGCACATCAGCATAAATCGTGTGTGCAAAAATATGAAATATTTGAAAAATATTACAAGCCATATATAGGGCAAAATTTAGATAACAAATCAATAGCTATTTGGAGAACAGGCGGTTTTGGGGATCTCCTATTTATAACTCCTATAGTAGAATATCTAAAAACAAAGTATCCTACATGTAAGATTTCTGTTGCTACCAGCAACCGCTTTATAGATGTGTGGAAGAATAACCCCAACATAGACAAGTATACAAATAGCTTTTCTTTGCCAGTCAGTTTAAATTTTGTTTTAAAACATGATTATGCTGGAATTTTTGAGGGGACTATTGAAAGCTTTAAAACTAAAAGTCAATATTGCTCTATTGATGTTTTTGCGTTTACTCTTGGTATATATGATATGCCAACTGAGTTTAAAAGACCAAGATATTATATAACAGATTTAGAAATAAATTCGGCTAAGAATAGAGTAAGATCAGAAACAGGTCTTAATATATTTAGAGAACCATATATATGTTTTCAATGGAAAAGCTCAAGTAAACTAAGAGACTATCCTTATGACAAAATGATAAAGGTAATGTATACCTTACAGCAAGAAACAGGGTACAAAATTGCTATACTTACACACCCAAATTATAAACATTTGATTGATCACGAAATATCATTAGCAAATAAATTTAGTTTCCCAAGGAATAAACCATTAAAATATGTTAACTTAGCCGGGGTAACTACATATAGGGAATCTGCTGCTGTATTAGCGTTATCACCTGGGTTAATTGGAATTGATTCTTCATTAGCGCATTTAGCGGCAGCATTAGCTGTACCGAGTGTTACTATTTATGGGCCGTTTAGCGCAGAATGGAGAACTATTTATAACCAAAATAACATAAGCCTACAGAACCAATCTGTTTGCCCAAATGCACCGTGTGCGTATCACACACCGCCAAATACTCAAGATGGCTTGCCGTATCATTTATGTACGAATAATGGTGAATTCCCACAATATGGCAAGGATATATTTTGTAGAGTAATGGGGAGTATATCTGTTGAACAAATATGTGAATCTTTCATGAAACTATTAGATTTAGAGAAACGAAATGAGCTGCCGGTTGAAAGGATGTTTAAATGCAACCTATAGATATTAGCCCTATTAAAAAAGTTGCCTTCGGGATACTTTGCGGCGAAGACAAAAAAACAGATGTTCTTGATACTTGTCTTTCGCGTATCAATAAGCTTAATTTACAAAATACTGATATAAGTGAAATAGAAGTTCATCCAATACAGGTTGGGTATAAAGCGCTTCATATAAGAAGTGAAAAGTTTAAAAAAGAATATGAAACTAAATACCCAAATATAAGTATTAAATTAGTGCACACAAATACTGTTAATAGCACAGAACCAAGGGCATACAATTATGCGTTGCACTCTATGATTATGTCCGGCGCAGATTATTTAATATTGATGCATGAAGATGACTTTATCTTAACACAAAATTTTTTGGAATACCATATGTGGTTAAGAAATCATGCGCATGACCCGAGTTTAATTGGGGCGACAACATTTTCAACTCACCCATTGTTTAGCGCCAATAAACCGCCAACGTTAACAAAAATGTGGTATGCTGATGATGTCTTAGTAAGGGGAACATGCTTAAGTAGGGAAGCTGTTTTAGATACGGGTCCGTTTGACGAATCGCTTATGTATAGAACATTTGAATATGACTTTTTCAGCAGGATGATTCATCACGCAGGGTTGCTTACCAGGGTAGGTAAAGAAAAAAATACGGCATTCGAATTAGGAAAAAGGGATCTGACAAGGAACCACAATATTTTATCATACACACAAAAGCAGAGCAAAATATGGCTGGCCAACAAATGGAATAATAGGGGATACTGGAAAATAAGAAGCTCAAAAAAATTAATGAACTATGACGCAAAAATAAGAGTTAACACATTTAGGGATAGTAGTAATATTTGTTGGGGGAGTAAATTCATAGATATGTTTGTCTCAACAGAAGAAAAAAAGAAAAAACTTGGGGATAGATTTTCAAAATTATACGGTGATAGATCAATAGAAAGGTCAGTAAAAATATCTGAGGCTTTCCTTAAAAAGCCATTTGGTGATTTTTCTATCTTTTCGGAGATACGAAATACCCCATTAATACAAAATGATATGGATATATTAACACATGTGGACTGCAACATAGAATACCCAGATTTACTTTGGGACGCGAAAGGTAAAAAATAATGTTTTCTAATATAAGGAATTTTGTAAGAAATGCTTCATTTCTTATAGTAATTATTGGTTTCATTTTTTATGGTACTCAATGTTATTATAAAAATAAACTATCAGATATAGCAGTGCAATTAAATAATGAAAAAGCAAAAACAGAAAAAATAGAAACTAAATATAATGAAAAAATTGGTAAATATACAACTAAACTTGCCTATTTAGAATCAAATCTAAAGGAATCTGGGTATGTAACCGATAAGCAAAAAAATACTATAAAAATATTAGAAAAAGAATTAAATGCAAAAATAAATGAAGTAAGTATATTGGGCATCCAAATTGATTCCTTGCAAAATTCAGGACAGGCACAAATTATTGTCACACAAAAGGATACCATAAGATATACCATAAGTGAAAAAAAGAATGGGGTAGGGTTATACTTAACATTGTGGCACCCACAAGGTACCTATTCCTATACAATAAAGCATGACCCCCTGACTATGGAACTATATATGGCAAAAGATAAAAGTACAGGGTTTAAAGTTGGTTCCGTAATATTTCCTAATAATGATAACATAAAAGTATCTCGTTGGGACATACTGTATGATCCGGATACAAGAGCTTGGTATCAGAAATTTCTGGACGATATAAAAGTAAAGGGAGGTATTCTTTTAGGAGATTATAATGGTGTTTATATGTCGGTAGGTTACAAAAAGATTAGCCTTGGTCAAGCATTTATTGAATCAGGAAAATCTTATATACTAAGCTATGAAATAAAGGATTAATAGTGATGAAAGTGTTAGGGAATGGTTATGTAGAATTGCTAGAAAGCATGGGTGATGACCTAGCTATAGTTAACGCAGCGAGAAAATCATTTGATACAGAATCAAAGGAATTTAGTGATAAAGACAGAAAGCTTCTTAGATATATGTGGGATAACAAACATACCTCACCATTTGAAATGGTCGAATTTAAATTTGCTGTTAAAGCCCCTTTGTTTGTCGTTCGGCAATGGCAAAGGCATAGAACATGGTCATATAATGAAGTAAGCAGGAGATACACAAGCAATAATTTAGACTTTCATATACCGGCAGAGCTTAGATTCCAATCAAAAGAAAATAAACAAGCATCATCTTGTGAAACTTTAAGTAAAAACAAAAATAATGATCTTAATAAGCTAATTAGAAAGCATATTAGAAATTCCATTACCATTTATAATAAAATGATTGATGAAGGTGTATGCAGGGAACAGGCGCGTATGGTATTG